CTTGAGCCACGAGAGCGATCTGATGGACGCCAACGGCAACCCTTCATGTTCATTTGCTCTGCAAGTGATGGGCCAGTGTCACCTCTCTTATGCCAGAGGGATGAATCCAGTACACCGTATCTCATAGTACCATCATTTGATTCAGCCTCTATAATCATATCTGCTAAATCTGTAGCTGTAACCTTAGAACAATACAATTCTCTGTAGACTATTAATTGTTCATTTGGTGAAACAGCTATCCATAAAACACCAGTGTAGGAACCATAACCATAGTCGCAAGCTCTAAATCTAGTCCATGATTTAGGTATATCATACGGCTCCACAACGTGTATGGTTCTATCAAATTCAGGAAAAGCTGCTCCCTCATTAATATCCCAGTTACCATCTAACAATTGTTTTCTTTGGTGTTCAGGCAATGATAGAAGCATTGCTTCGTAGTCACCACTTTCTGCCAGATAGGGATTGTCAAACAAACTAGCAGGTATAAACCTACGCTTAAACAAGGGCTGTCCCTCTCGACTATGCCCTTTAGGAAACTTTATCGTGTCTCCTGTTTCAATATTTGTTGCCCAAAAAGAATCGTTTGGAGGGCTAGGATCAATAAACATTTTCTTGACCCATTGATGTCCGTTACCACCAGGGTTTGTAGTAGCCCTCATGTACAAACCTAGTTGAGAACTAAATGCTGAACGAAGTCGTGACCTCATGTAATCCCAAGCATAAGGTGTAGGCCACTGTGTAAGTTCATCAAAGCCAATCCAGTTAAACGCTTGACCTTGGTATCGTGTTACGTCCATGTCTTTGTCGAGGTACGACATCCATAGTCTACCGCCTCTAGGTGCAATCCACTGTGACTTACGTTCACTCCACTTAATGCCGGGAATAGCTTTAGGGTAAAGTTCTTGACTCTTTTGTATAAGTTCCCTAAGTTCTTCCGTAGTATGACGAACTAGTAGACCACTAAAGTTTGGATCGTTCAAACCGTGAAGTGGGTCAGCAAGCATTGCAAAGCTCTTACCACCACCTGCTGCCCCACCGTACAAAACTTCCCTTTCAGATGCGGATAGGAAGTTTGTCTGTGGGCCTGGGTTTGGTTTAAATACTACTTCCTGTGCAATATCAACGTCAAACTCAGGTGCTTTTACTTCGGCTGCTACAACTTGAGGTTCAGGCTGTTGCTGCGTTGGGCTTGATTGCGTAGGCTCCGATACATTCTTCTTCAAGCTTTTTGATCTCTTGTAACGTTTCTTCGAGCCTTTTGGCAAGCTTGCGTTTAATTGTAGCTGCTTTCTTACGTTTTCGCTCAATGTCTACTCTCTTCTTTAGCCCTGTATCAGATATGTACCTACCTGTTTGTTTTGTTAGCCACAGTGCTACTTCTCTATAAGAGTACTGCATGAGATGTTTCTTTGCAAGTTCTAATGCTTCTAGCTCTGTAACTATGGGCTGAAGTATCTTGTCATTATCAGGATGCACTTCGTAACCAAATGGTATTGTTCTAGTTACTCTGGCGATTATGTGCCAGTCTCTTTCTGCACCCTTGTGTGGTTTAGGTAACTCCCAATATCCAAGAGATTCACGGTTTACACTTATTCGTTTGTTCCTTCTTTCGAGGGTAATATAAATACACCACCACTACTTGACCCTACGTCAATTTTTTCTACCTTACCAAGTCCTGCCCTGTCAAGCAAGTCTTTAGCTGCTGACATCTTATCTCGTATGCCTAGCTCTGTCGGATCATACAAAGCACCTACCATAGCCATTGCAGCTTTGGGTGCAGTACGTGCAAAGTAACTACGTGTACGATCACCTATCTCATCTTTCAGTGATTCCACGATAGCAGTAGTACTAGACTGTTCTCCATACCCTGCTAATTTCTTAGCTTGTACAACATCTCCACCTGCCTCATCAAATAAGACATCTAGAAACTTCTGTTGTTTTTCTGTTAGGTTTCTTGCCATTTAGTTCACCATATAAATTATAAACCCTAGCACTGCTGCTCCAGTTAGTATTATTAAAATAGAAAGAATCCAAGTAATTATTGCTTCTTGCATTTCTGCTTTTCGATATTCTTGTTCTTTCTTTTTCTTACGTATACGCCCCTCAGTAGCCACTAGTTCATCCCATGCAGATGGCCCCATACTAAAACTGATCCAATCTTTTAGCTCTTTTCTCATGGCTTCGGCTTTTCTTTTAGCCGTAAAAATTTCTAAAGCCTCTGCCTCTACAGACTGTCCATTAAGTGCTTTCCACCAAGGAGGGTTTTTATTTTTCTGTTCAGCGTAGGACAGATCACTCATAGCACCCGCCCATTGGGTCAACTGTCCTGACATATCCTGTAGGTCTTTACCTACCTGAAAGCCTCTCTTCAACGCATTGAAAGCTACGGTAGCACCACCGATAATTGTTACTGGGTCCACGAGCCTCCTCCAAAAGTACTCCTACCATCATTAAGATCATGATTTGTTTGTTAATTTTTCTGTACCCCTATGTTAAATCTATATTTCATAGCTAACATAGTTGTACATAAATGAAGTTAAATTAGTAGAGACAATACGGAATAGCCGCTATGTAGGTTGGTAACGTTCTTCTCCAGAAAGTATTACATGAAAGTCTGAACTAGACTCTTCAAAACCAACAATCTTATCTCCTGCAGATAGGGCAAGATATGCCCCACCTTCTATTACTTCTTCTAAACCATTACCTGCAATACTGTGATCGTCAATAATAAAATGATATGTTGTAGTTGCAGCTTCAAACCACTGAAGACTATACTTCTTAGCTGACGCAGAACCGTTTGATACGTGTAAAAATTTAATTAGACTACTAAAATTATTAGGGCAGGTGTATATAACATTACCATTATCCCCACCCGAAGTTGCACTAAGATCCTTAGCTGCTGAGAAGAATTTAGCGTCTGATAGTGTGGTCACTTTTTACCTTTTACTTTTTTTACTATTTTAGTTGTCCAAGCTTCATTTTCTGGTGTGTCAGGATCATCTGCTATGTAGTGGCCTTTTTTATTTCTTGCACGCACAGCTTTAACTGTAGCTGTTCCTGACATAATAGCCTCTAGTTCTGTAACTTCTGTTACAAACCCACCCTCTCTTGTGGGCTTATCCATAACAATATTTTTATTTGAGTCCATAACTGTGTTACCTACTACAGTATAACCCAACGCATGTATAGCATCCGACTGTTCTTTAGTTATATCTGACATTATTTAAATAATCCTGATTTACGCATATCGATGTAAGTTACTCCTCCTTTAGAATAACTTTTCTTTTTCATAGCACCTCCATTAGCCATACCTTTTTTCTTCTTCATCATGGCTCCACCATTAGCCATACCTTTTTTCTTTTTCATCATGGCAGTGCCACCGTTAGCCATGCCCTTCTTTTTCTTGGACATGCCGCCCTTGTTCATTTTGCCTTTGCCATCAGCAGCGTAAAATGGAACCATCTTTCCATCTGGACCTTTTACCATTTTTAAGCCACCGTTAGCCATGCCTTTCTTTTTCATCATAGCACCACCATAAGCCATGCCTTTTTTCTTTAATCCACCTTTAGCCATGCCTTTTTTCTTCAAGCCGCCTTTAGCCATACCTTTTTTCTTTTTCATGATTCATCCTCACTATATAGATTGTTAAATACTCGTTGCGTATCCCATACATAGTCTACGTCTTCTTTTGAGTTATATATGTTTTGGTTTGGTCTAAAGTCAGGAGCACCTTGACCTGTTTCAAACCAAGCAGGGTGAGTTACTCTCACTCTATTATTGGGCAACGCAACTATGTTACCTGTGTATTCTCCTGCATCTAACAACTCTAATACGTGAGACTGTTTATGTTGTGCAGGATCATCTGCTACTTCACTGTCAGTATAGTCTACCGTAAAGTAATACTTTGCAGGATAGAACTCACCATCTACTTTAGCTATCCAAGGAGCAGGTGTAGCTCTTTCTAATTTATATACTGAGTGTGTATGAGACATACAATCCCAAGGCTGTGCCATATATGGTGGTAACTCTGTAGGCCAATCCTCTAAAAGGGTATCTGCTACAAGTGCCGTTAAAGGCATCCTTGCCCACATTGCACCGCCATGTACATTTTCTGAATCATCAAAGTCTGACTCACATCCAGTAAATATAACTTGAAAGCTTAACGTTCTGTTTGGCATAGTGGTTACACCTATGACCATACAATGTAAAAACTCTCCGTGATATTCTTCTAAGTTCTTTGTGTATTCTCTACGTACCCATGCTTTGAAATACGGTATATTACTTTGTAGATACGGCATCTTTTTTATGTTTCCTTCGCAATTCTGCTTTAGCTTGTTTGAAGACATTCGCTATCGCTGTCTTACCCATGACTTTAGCACGTTGTTCTGCTACCGTCAATATTTGGATTTTTCTTGCGTAAGGTTTGTTTATTCTTTTTACTTTAGCTACGGTAGCTTTTGCGTCTGCCATCGTAGCAAATTTAATAGATACGGTATCTTTAGGGTTCTCGTCTGTGTATAATCTACGTCCAGACCCTTTAGGTTTTTTACCTGTTCCTACTTTTGGGTCTTTTTGCTTTGCCAT